TTGTTCCCCATGTACCAGCGTTTTCACCAGTAGCCATGAGTTCCAGTTTTAAATCTGATGAGTATGTTGATGCCATATTTTATTCCTTTATTATGCCGCTGTTGTTATCTCGGTCCACGTTGTTTGTGCACCTGTATTTATTTCTGACCACGCTATTATTATTACACTTCCTACAGTACTCGTCAATACTACTCCAGTTAGATCATCTACTGTTCCATGACCAGTTATTTCTGAAGGAGCAACTGCTGTTGCTGTAAGTGAAACACCAGTTACACTATAAACAGATATAGGAACAATAGAACCTACTGATCCTGTTGCAGATACACCACTTACACTTGTAGATCCTGTGATTGAAAAAGATACACTTCCGATTGCACTTGTCGCTGATACTCCAGTAATAGGTACATCTAATTTAGGAGCAACAATTACCGAACCAACTGCACCTGTAACACTTAAACTTTGAGCAACCACATCTCCAGTTCCTGTTGGTACAGCAGTTCCAATAGAGGTTGTTCCAACAACACCAGAAGCTGATACAGTAGCAAAAGCTGTTTGTGTTGTTGATCCTATAGCAGAAGTTGTTGTGATACCAGTTACAGAAACAGTAACGTCTGTTTTTGCTGTAGCAGTTCCAATAGAGGTTGTTCCAACAACACCAGAGGGTACAACTGAATAAACAGCATCCCATGCTCTATTGCCCCAAGAACCTCTACCCCAACCTGAACCTATTTCTGCTGTTATTGTTACAGAACCAATAGCAGAAGTTGAAGATACACCAGTTACACTCACTCCTGCTGTATTTTGACTACCCCAACTACCTTGATCCCATTGTAGTAAACCCCAAGTATTTGATGCTTCGGTATTAGCTGTGCCACCCATACCAGAATGATTAGAGCAATAGTAATAAAGAACTGGAGCAGAAGATGCGACTTGAATAGTAGTTTTAGCACCAGCATTACCTGGTGTTCCACTTGTAGTTACACCAGTAGTGTACTCACTTCCACTATTATGAGTACCATCTGAAGTAGTAGAAAACCTAAGAGGATGTCCACTATTAGAGCTATCAGCTTGGTCAAATACATAAGTACCCCCTTCAGCTAATACAACGGTAGCTTGTTGAGCACCGTCTAAAAAATACTTATTTCCAGAACCTGGATTGGATACCGTAACTGTAATTGTTCTAGTAGTCACCGAACCAAGCTCCTTTTATTTAAGCTATTCTTAAAATAGCATTTGATGCGTCAGCAGTTGGAAACTGTATTGTAAATGTACCTGAAGTAGCTGTTTTATCTCCACCAAAATCTAAAACTGCAACTGCTGGATCACCAGAAGCTGTGTCGTTATAAATTAAAGCACCTCTTGCTGTAAGTGTAACACCTACAAAAGATAAATCAGCAAAATCACAAACAGCAGTATCTGTACTCAAAGCTGGAGTTGTAGATACTAGAGCTTTTCCACCTGAACTATAACCAGAAGGTGAAGACACTTGATTGTCTGTTGTGAAAGAAGTTGTTGATTTACCAAGAGTTGCACTTGATGTATACATACTTAATTTAAAACTATTTCCAGTAGGTGCTGCTGTAAAATCATGCACTCCTTTTAGAACGTCTGTTTTAAATACATTACATACCACACTTGTTGTTATTGCCATATTTTACTCCTTTAAAAATTAAGGTGAAGGAGAAGTTACTTTTAATCTTGGAACTCCATCCTCATATTCATCTCTTCTTCTTCTACCCATTTGTTGCAACGCAAAGTCTTGTATCTCTTCAGTATACTTTGTTTTATACAAGTTGTACATATCAGTTGGACCTTTTAAGTAACTAAAACATTCTGTTAATACACCATGTAGTAATAAAGATTCTTGATGTTTTGATAAAAAGGTTTCTGTTGATGAATCAAAATGATCTGGATCTTTTATGTAATTAAGTTGAGTTTCATATGCTTGATCAGGTATTGGTGCAAAAACAATATTTTTATCATCCCAATTAGCATAGTATCTTGGTAATCCAGTTGTATCAGTTGGATTAAACTCTGCCATAAAAGACGTATCTTTTTTTTCTAAGAAAGTTCTAGTGCTACTACTGATTACTTGTATAGAACGGACCACTAAACAATCATCTGGTACGTTTAAATATTTTTGTGTACCAGTTACAGCAGTTACATATTTTCTTATGTCATCGTAATCAATTTTATTTGCTATATCTAATTCTATAATTCTTATAAATTGATCTATTAAAGTATCTGTTAAAACATTAGAATCTACTTCTGTATAACTTCTTACTTGTGTTAAAAAATTTGAATGTGTTATACTCATGATATCACCACAGTAAAATTAGTTCCTACAGAAGTTGTTGCTTCTAAAGAAGTTAGTTTTGTTCCAAGAATATCATTACTATCTGCTACAGTCATTCTAGCTCCACTATTTATTCCACTATCTCCAGTTTCTGCAAAAAATCCACTACTTATGTATAATAAAAATTGCTTTTGGTTTTCTGGAGGTCTAGGTCTAGCATTTGCTAAAGCAATAGCATCACCTTTTATATGTTTTCTTTTTATTTGTGGGTGTTTTGTTTCAAACTCAGAACGGTGTACAAAAGAACCATTCCATTCTTTAACCATTTCATTATATGGAAAAGCCATACCAGACCTATCTGAAATTGCTTTTGCATATTTACCTCTTGCGTATGCCATGATTTATCCTTGTGGAAAAAAGTTTGAGGGTGTTATATAAACAGAAGTTCTTTGTCCATCTTCTGTCAAAGCTCTTTGCAATTCATCTTCGTACAATAATTTATTCTGTTGTACTAGGTTAGGGTTTTTTTTCATACTTAAATAATAGGCAAGACCAGAAACCATACATGGTATAAATCTAAAGACTACATCAGCTTGATTGGTATAAGCTCCAGAGTCTTCTATTCTTTTTAAGTAATAATATTTTAAATATGTGTATGTACTTGCATCTGGTGATTGATATAAAGTTATTTTAGGAGTGGTTTGTCTGTCAACATAGTATTGACTAGGTTGTCCTTGTGACCCTTTATTTGGTAAAGCTGCGTATTCACTTCTACTTATTTTTGTTAAAGATACATCGTTTGTAGAAGTAGTTGTACCAGTAGTTGTACTAACATAAGCTTCTAAAACATCGTTGGCATTTGAAGGTGCATCATAAGTTGATGTACCAGCAGTTAACTGTTGTTCTTTTAATTCAACCTTCCATAAGTGTACACCTCTGTTACCCCACTCAGAAAACATGATATCCAAACTTCTTCTAGCTGATTTTAAATCTTGTCCAGAGTTAGTTCTTACACCACATCTTTCATACGCTTCTTCGATGATATCTACTATATCTAAATCAAATGATGTTGTTCCAGAAGTTGCCATTATTTATCCTAAAATACACCTTTGAATTTAGTTCCTTTGATAGCTATTCCTGTACCTCGTACAAATGTTCCTTCATTTGCTTGTATTGGTTTTTTATATCTAGCTTTTTGTTCAAGATACATTTTTTCTTCTTTTTCTTTTCTATCTGCTTCTTTTTTCATTCTACTGAAACCTTGTTTGATAACAGGGTTATCCATTACATTAGTAAAAGCTCCAAGAAAAGCTTGTTTTGGTTTTTCGTTCATAGCTTTTTGTATAGCACTACCTCTTGTTTTTTCATATTCACTAAACTTACCATCACCATCTAAATCAGCTTTTGGTGATAAATTCATGCCACCAGTTTTTTTTCGTATCGAAGGAGAAACTAATGCTTCCAAGGCTTTTTTCTGTTCTCTTTCAGTCAAAACACCAGGTCCTAAAGTTTTTGCTTTTTTAGGTTTTTGTTTTTGTTGTTTTTTAAAGTCTTTACTAGCACCAATTAAACTTTTCTCCATTTTTTCTATAGCTTGTCTTTTAATAGCTTTTTTTTCTTTAACTGATTTTTCTGGAGGCACAATTTTACCAGTTAATGAATCAGTATTACCTTTTACAACCTCTCCTTTTGGTGGTTGAACTTTTGATTTAAATTTAGAACCAGCTCCCATTCCTAAACCAGCTCCTATAGCACCTGCAACAAAAGCTCCTTTATTATTTTTATTAATTTTCTTAGCTGTTACGTCTTTTACATAGGTAATTTTACCATTAGTTATAACCTTTTTGTAACCTAATTTTTTCATTGTTTTATCGTCACCTAATACTGGCATTTACAATACTCCTTTATAATAATCTGCTAGTCCACCTTCGACTGCATATGTTTTAACAAATTTAGGAGATTTACTTGCTCCTTGACCACTTTTTCTTTTTCTTCTTACTGCACTTGTTTTTTC